AAATTAAAGTAAATTTTAAAGATTGTTTTCCAATGATGTTATCTGCTGTAAATTTTGATACAGCAAATGAAGATATTCAATATATTCAAGCTGATGCCACTTTTTCTTATAGATCATTTGATATAGAAAACATACGAAAATAATAGGATTATATTATGAAAATTGAAGAAATTGAAAGTCTGTGGGAAACAGACAGTAAAATAGATTCTGCCGATTTATCAGGAGAATCCCTCAAATCCCCCCAGTTACATAACAAATATTTCAAAATTTTAAATCAGGAAATATTAGCTAGTAAATACATAGAATCTCAAAAACATATTCTCAGAAAGAAAAAATGGTCATATTTTAATGGTATAAGTATAGATGAGAATAATGATGAAGTTTTTCCAGTTAAAAGAGGACATAAACTTACAAAGGATGATGTTAATGCATTGATCGAAGGTGAACAAGAATTTATAGATACACGATTGAAATTGGAGTTACAAAATCAAAAAATAACATATCTCGAATCTATAATAAAAGAAATATCTCAAAGAACATGGAATATTAAGAATGCAATCGAGTGGCACAAGTTCACAAATCCAGAACATTGATACTTTATTTGTATCAAAAATAAATGAATCATACATTAAAGTAAAGACAAATCCATCAGTTGCACAAGAATTGTGTGATTATTTTACATTTAGTGTTCCAGGATTTCAATTCATGCCCGCATTTAGAGAAAAATTGTGGGATGGAAAAATTAGATTATATAGTGTACATGACCAAAGACTATATTTTGGTTTATTATCTTATGTGCAGAAGTTTGCTCAAGGCAGAAAGTATCCATGTATTTGTCAAGAAAATGTTAATAATATCCATAACATAACGGATGGTGATTTATTTGATTATATTGTAAGTTTAAAATTACCATTTGATCCACATGATTATCAATTTGATGCTATACGGGCGGGTATAATTTATAAAAGAATGTTATTAGTATCTCCGACGGCTTCTGGAAAATCATTTATAATATATTTGTTAATAAGATATTTACAGGATCATTTAAATAAAAAGAAGATACTTTTAATAGTACCCACAACGTCACTCACATCACAAATGTATAATGATTTTGGAGATTATTCAATAAATAATGGATGGTCTAATAGAGATAATTGTCATGTTGTTTTTGCTGGACAAGATAAGGTTTCAGAAAAACCTATTATCATTTCTACATGGCAGAGTATATATAAATTAAAAGAGGAATATTTTTCTCAATATGATGCAATATTTGGAGATGAGGCTCATGGATTTAAATCAAAATCATTAACAAATATAATGACTAAAGCCATAAATGCGGACTATAGAATAGGCTCTACAGGGACTCTAGATGGCACTCAGACACATAAACTAGTTTTAGAAGGGTTATTTGGTCGAGTTTTTAAATCGACTACTACAAAGGATCTTATTGATAAAAGTATACTATCACCATTTAAAATAGAATCTTTAGTATTACAGTATAGTGATGATATATGTGAGGCTGCAAAAAAATTAAAATATAGAGAAGAACTTGAATATTTAATAACTAATAAAAATAGAATAACTTTCATTAAAAATCTAGCATTGACGCTAAATGGGAATACATTAATATTGTTTTCTCTAATCAAACATGGAAAGTCTTTATTTGAAGCAATAAAGGAAGGATCAAATGATAAGCGAAGAATATTTTTTATATATGGCGGAACCGACGCCGAACGAAGAGAACAATTCAGAGGAATTACAGAAAAATCAAAAAACGCGATTATTATTGCCAGTTATGGCGTATACAGTACCGGCGTCAACATTAGGAATCTTCACAACATTATTTTCGCTAGTCCTTCTAAATCTCGTATTAGGAACCTTCAATCGATAGGTAGAGGATTGCGTAAAAGTGAAACAAAAGAAATGGCGACCCTTTATGATATTAGTGATGATCTATCTTGGAAAAGTAAATCAAATTATACATTGAATCATTTTAAAATAAGAATTCAAATGTATAATGAAGAAAGTTTTCCATATAAAATTAGAAATTTAAAGTTTAAAGGATAGTAAAAAGATTTATATTGACTCTTGCCCTTTCCTATGATATAATTAGTTATATTTAAAAATTTATAAGGAGTTAATTATGGCATCAAAGCATTATGTAAATAATGCAAAATTCTTAGAAGAAATCCAAGAATATAGAAATAAGTATTTAATTACAAAAGATAAAGGAGAAGAATCGCCTTTACTTCCAGATTATATTGGAGAATGTTTTATGTTGATAGCAGAGAGGCTTTCTCATAGACCAAATTTTATGAATTATGCATTTAGAGAAGATATGATATCTGATGGTATAGAAAATTGTTTGCAGTATGTTAATAATTTTGATCCTGAAAAATCATCAAATCCATTCGCATATTTCACACAAATTATATATTATGCATTTTTAAGAAGAATACAAAAAGAAAAAAAACAGTTATATATTAAATATAAAACGATTGATAAAAATAGATTTTTGGAAGACAATGCTGATTATATTGCATCTGAAAAATCTACAGGTGCAACAGATCAAGTATCTATGGAAAAATTTTCAGAAATTTATGATTTTATAGATAATTTTGAAAGATATAAAAGAAAAAAATCCAAAAAAGCCAAACCCACACCACCATTATATAAAGAAGAAAAAGATGAAGCTAGCGCTGATAACTGATACCCATGCGGGTGCAAGAAATGATTCTGCTATTTTTAATAATTTTTTTATGGATTTTTATGAAAATCAATTTTTTCCTACAATAAAGGAAAGAGGAGTAGAAGCCATAATTCATCTTGGAGATTTATTTGATAGAAGAAAGTATATTAATTTCAATACACTATCTTCTTGGAGAGAAAAATTTTTCAAGCCATGTCAAGAATATCCATGTCATTTTATTTTAGGTAATCATGATGTTTATTATAAAAATACAAATGATGTAGCAAGTACAGATTTATTGTTGCGAGAATATGATTTTGAAATTTATAATGTTCCCAAAGAAGTAAAATTTGGAACTTTGGATATTTTGTTCATGCCCTGGATTAATGATGAAAATTATGAAGAATGTATTAGTGCGATAAAAGAAACAAAATCTCAAGTAATGTTTGGTCATTTTCAAGTAGATGGATTTGAAATGCATAGTGGCGTATATTCACAAGAGGGAATGAAGAAAAATATATTTGAGAAATTTGATGTTGTATTAAGTGGACATTTTCATCATAAATCTGATAATGGAACTTTATTTTATTTGGGCAATCCATATGAAATGACTTGGCAAGACTATGCAGATCAAAAGGGGTTTCATATTTTTGATACAGAATCAAGAGAGTTAGAATTTATACCAAATGAAAAGGTAATTTTTAAAAAAATATATTATGATGATACAGATAAAGATTTTACTGATATAGTAAATGCTGATTATTCTGAATATAAGAATTGTTATGTTAAAGTAGTTGTCCAAAAGAAATCTGACTCTTACTTGATGGAACAATTAATACAAAGAATAGAGCAAAATGATCCATCTAGTGTGGTGGTAGTAGACACACATATTGATAGTATGATATCTGATCAACTTATAGAAGATATTGAGTCTGAAGACACAATGTCAATTGTATCAAGATATATAGAAGCATTAGAAACTAATGTGAATAAAGGAGAACTTGATATTTTAATGAGAGATTTACATACTGAAGCACTTCAAACTGAATTTATTACTTCATAAAGGAAACCATGAGCAATTATGATATGGATGAGATAGAAAGACAAAGACGAAAAACACAGGAAGAATCAATTAAAGGCACGAAACCAAAGAGAAAGCCGACCGCATGCGGGCCTGGCAATCCAATGATAGAAACAAAATCAAATATACCCATTTCATTACCTAATAAAGACGCAATCAAGCTCGCTATTTTAGCACATGAAAATAATGTAACGCTCAATGCATATTGTATAGATATTTTAAGACAAGGAATTGAAAGTGGAGAGCATCGATTTGAACACGATTCTCGTCCCCAACTTTTAAATGAATCTTAATGATAATATTTAAGAAGGTCCGTTGGACTAATTTCTTGTCAACAGGAAATAATCCCGTCGAAATCCTTTTAGACAAATCCACAACATCATTGATTATTGGAGAGAATGGTTCTGGAAAATCAACCATTCTTGATGCACTATGCTTTGCGCTGTATGGAAAACCATTCAGAAATATTAATAAACCACAATTGGTAAATTCTACAAATGAAAGAGGAACATTAGTAGAATTGGAATTTTCAATTGGAAATAATTTTTATCAAGTGTCTAGGGGAATAAAACCTAATATATTTGAAATAAAATGTAATCAAAAATTAATAAATCAAGACTCTCATTCTAGAGATTATCAAGAATATCTTGAGAAAACAATTTTACAATTTAATTATAAATCATTTACACAAGTTGTAATTCTTGGATCTGCATCCTTTACTCCATTCATGCAATTAAAATTGACGGATAGGAGAAATATTATTGAATCTCTTTTAGATATTCAAATTTTTTCATTAATGAACAATCTTTTGAAGGAGCGTGTTTCTGAAAATAAAAATGAATTAGATGATTTGGCAATACAAAAAGATAAAATAAATCATCAAATTAATGTACAAAATGATTATATAACATCTCTTGAAAAAGACAATCAAAAATTGATTGAAGAAAATCAAAAGAAAATAGATGATTCGAATATTCAAATAGATTCGTATAATAAGGATAATGAAATAATCCAACAATCTACCAATTCTTTGATAGAGTCTGTTAAAGATTCTAATAAAATCAATACTCGAAAGAAAAAACTTGACATTTTGAAAGAAAAGGTTCAGGATAGTATACAGTCAAAAGAACATGAAATACATTTTTATGAAGAAAATACAGATTGTCCAACATGTAAACAATCAATAGATGAGATATTCAGATCTGAACAAATTAAAACTAAGAAAAATAAAGTTGGTGAACAGCAGAGTGGATTGAAAGAACTGATAACTGAATTAGAAACCACTCAAACAAAAATAGATGAAATTTCTATACAACTTGAACAGATATCAGATTTTCAATCAAAAATTTCAAAAAATACAAATTCTATTTTAGGAATACAAAAATATATTGAAAAGATTAAAGATGAATTATCTAAACTTTCTCTGACAGGAAATATTAAAGAACAAAGAAAAAAATTAGCAGATTATCAGAACAATTTAAATAAATATGAAGAAGAGGTTAAAGGCTTATTTACAGTTAAAGAGATACATGAGGTTGCCACATCTCTATTAAAAGATGGGGGAATTAAATCTCGTATTATAAAAACTTATTTACCAATAATAAATACGTATATTCAGAGGAATCTTACAGCATTAGATTTTTATGTTTCATTTAATCTAGATGAAAATTTTAATGAAACAATAAAATCTAGGTTTAGAGATGACTTTACATATTCATCATTTTCGGAAGGTGAGAAGATGAGAATTGATTTGGCATTATTATTTGCTTGGAGACAAGTCGCTAAAATCAAAAATAGTATGAACACTAATCTATTAATACTTGATGAAGTATTTGACAGTTCCTTAGATGCAGCAGGAACAGATGAATTTTTGAAATTGATAAATGGTTTAGATAAAAATATTAATACTTTTGTTATCTCTCATAAGGGAGAATCTCTTTATGAAAAATTTAAACACATGATTAAATTTGAAAAGAAAAATTATTTTAGTAGAATAGTAGATTATGAGAATCCTACCATTAGTTGAAGAAACAGCAGATATTCTTTGTGAACCGTTAGTTCCCTTTGATTGGAATAATCCACAACAAGATCCTGAAGAATTATCAAATATATTAATAGAAAATATGAGAGAGCACGAAGGGATTGGATTAACTAGTAATCAAATAGGACTCAATTTATCTGCATTTGCCATGATTTGGGATAGTAAACCAATTGTTGTTTTTAATCCTGAAATTATAGAATACAGTGAAGAAACTACGTATTTTAGAGAATTATGTCTTTCATATCCTGGGTTGGAGATAGCAATAAGAAGATCAGAATCTATAAAGGCACAATTTGAAGTTTCAGATGGATCTACAAAGGGGGCGGTTTTTAATGGTCTTTCTTCTAGAATATTTCAACATGAAATGGAACATGTGAGGGGCAGAGAATATTTTTGGGAAGTTTCTAATTTTATTTTAAAACAAGCAATGAAAAAGCGTAAACATAATTTAAAAAAAATGAGGAGAGATGTCTAAATCAAAAATTGACAAAAGGCAATTTCACAAAAAACAAAGAATGAATAATGTATTGCGTCACTTACCTTTTTTTAACAGAGAAGAAGATGAGGATTGGGAAGACGCAATATCAGATATATATGAAGAAAACTCAAACAATTACACAACAATGAGGTCAAATGGAGAATCTACAGGAAGAGAACAAGATTATTGAATTAAAATTCTCTTTAGAAAATAACTGGAAATGGATGGCTAAAGATGAAGACGGGTCTGTTACAGTTTTTAATAAAAAACCAAATTTAATAGATGGGGTTTGGGATAGTTTAGGAGAGTTTAAAGTTCTCACTCATCCCAATTCAGGATCACTGTTAGCTAATTGGGAAGATTCACTCATACCAATTTAGGGGCTGTAGCTCAACTGGGAGAGCGCATCCCTTGCACGGATGAGGTAGCAGGTTCGATCCCTGTCAGCTCCACCATATATTATGTTATTAAAACAATTACACAAAATAACTGCATCTGAATTTGTCGCAGATAGACATTATTCTGCAGTAATGCCAAGACTTACAAAATATTTTCTTGGATGTTTTGTTGAAGAAGAATTAGTAGGTGTGATCACATTTGGTTGGGGCACAAGACCAAAACATACAATTCAAGCATTATTTCCAGAATTGAACACAAAAGATTATTATGAAATTGGTAAAATGTGTATGGATGATTCTATGCCTAAAAATAGTGAATCACAAATGTTGTCAATGGCAGTTAAGTGGTTAAGAGAAAATACAGATATCAAATATCTTTTTACATGGGCAGATGGAATCGTAGGTAAGCCAGGATATGTGTATCAGGCTGCAAACTTTCTGTATGGTGGATTTTCTATAACAGATACCTATGTTACTGAAACTGGCGAGAAAGTACATCCAAGAACTCTACAAGGAATTCTACCAAATAAAGAAGGTTTGAAGTATGGTCATAGACCCAATTTTGAACAATTGAGGGATTTGAAATTGAGTAGAGTTAAAGGAAAGCAATTCAGATACATTTATCCTATGACTAAGAAAGATAGAAAATATTTGAAAAAATCAACAGTTGTGTGGGGATTGAATCATCCTAAACATACAGATTTGGAATGGACAGTAAAACTTCCTGGTGAAACAAAATATGCAAAGACTCAAACAATGCCATTTGATTTAACAAAAGAATTAGAATATAATAAGAAAAATATAGCTAAATATAGAAGCGAATCAAATTTAAATAAATTTTTTAAATGATGCATGATGTAAAAGAATATATCTTAAAGTGGATAGAAGAATTTGTTAGCGTTAATAATAGTGGATTAAATAACTGGCCACCTTGTCCATATGCTAGACAGGCTGTGATTGATAATAAAATTGTATGGTGTGAATTTGATACGAATTTGTTGGACAATTTGTGTTCATTAGAATGGGATAATAATTATGATTTGTGTATTATACATACACCAAATGTTACTAGTGATTATTTGAGTGAACAAGTTAAGCTTGCAAATTCTTTTTTAATGCCGAAAGACATTGTTTGTCTGGAAGACCATCCTGATGATATTGAAGAAATAAATGGGGTTGTAATGAACAATGGCAAATACCCTTTAGTTTTTAAGCAAAAATTAAGTAACATACAAATGTTTAGTGAGAGTTTAAAACGTAAAGGATATTATGATGTTTGGAGTGAACAAAATCTAGAAGATGTAGTTAATTGGCGTCAATAGGACCTAATGCTTCAAATCCATCTATTCGATGTTTGTATGTATCATCTTCGCCCAAGTAAAGATATTCATATCCTTTTGATTTATAAAATGCACATTCATGTTTGAGACTTTTAATACCTAAACTTAATTTTGGATTTTCATAGTTCCATGCAAATTGATTACATTCAACATTTTTATTATTAAGCATGTATAGATATGAAAAGGCAACCAAATTGGTATTATCAAAGTATCCTATTATTTGTACATGATCATGTAACAATTCTTCCGCAAAAAGGGGCATGACACTTTTAAAGTTTTTATATTTACAGTAGGTATTGTATATCTCTAAGATTTGATTTGTTGGAACGGGATTTAAGATTTGTGCGGATTCATATAATGAATAATTAGTTTTACTTAAATTAATCCTACAAAAATAATAATCGATTTTTTGACGAAAGTACATAATAAAATAATATATAATATATGGATGTTTACACTATTTATGCTGATCATATCGAAGACATTGATGCAAAGTCTTTTGTTTCGAAAATGAAAGTGTTTCTTGACACATTAGTAAAACAAGAAAAGTTAGTTACATATAGAATTACGAGAATGAAGTTGGGGTTTCGTAGTATGGACTTACCTGAATTTCGTATTGATATGGAATTTAATAACCTACAACAATTAGATGATGCAATGACAAATATATTAAATGATGTTGATAACATTGAGCACAGTCATGTAGGATTTAATAAGTATGTAGATGTAGAAACTATACAACATTTTTTATATAGGGATTATCCATGAATAAAGTTAACAGCTGGTCTGAATTCCAGCCGCTTGAAGAGATTGTTATTGGTAGTACGTATCCACCAGAGTTTTATAATGATGTTAAGAATTCTCAGATAAGAGATTGCTTACAACGTATTGCTATTGAGACTGAAGAAGATTTACAAAATTTAAAATCTACTTTAGAAAGTATGGGAGTTGTTTGTCAAAAACCTTCAACTGTAGAATTAGGTTTTAAGAATAATATTTTAGATTATTGTAGTGAATTAGGTGAAGCAGGTTTTTTTGCTGGAGCCACACCCAATCCATATAATGAGAAGGAAGAAGGCGTCCATCTATATGAAAAAGGTAGAAATTTATTACCTGTACCACCACTGAATCCAAGAGATGATATTGTTACTGTAGGCAATGATATTTTGTTTACTAGTAATGAATGGAATTTTAGACCTTGGATGGCATGGTTTAAAAAAGTTTATGGTGATCAAGTTAATTTAGATATAGTTGAAAATTATTGTGAATATTTTGAAACAACATATTTTGAGAAATGCTTATCATTACAAAAGCATGCTTATATTCCTGACAATATTGATGATAGGCCCATAAGAGAAATAAATCAATATATTGAAAAATGGTTTCAAGATAATCCTGATATTGTTAATTCTGAAAAATTTAAAGCGGACGGGATGGGTTTTTGGAAGGTTGGTGGGTTTTGTGCTCCCCAATTAACAAGAATTGGTAAAGACTGTATAGTTGACGTTAGTGAAAGAGTAAACATAATCGATTGGATGGAAGAAAAATATCCAAACTTTAATTATATTTCTTCTGATATTGGAGGACATAATGATTCTTGTTTTGCGATGTTAAAACCAGGAGTGTGTTTGTCATCTTTCCATGTTACATATTATGATGAAATTATACCTAAATCTTGGACAGAAATTAGAGCATGTGATACTGTTGAGGATTTAGCTACACCTGAGGAGTTCCAAAAAATAAAATATCAAAATCAAGGTAAATGGTGGTTGCCAGGAGAAGAAAAAAATAAACATTTTCAAGAATTTGTTGATACCTATTTAAATCATTGGGTAGGTGAGATGATAGAAACTGTCTTTGATGTAAATGTTTTAATGGTCAACGAAGGAATGATGATATGTAATAATTATAATAAAGAATTATTTAAACAGTTTAAAGCGGTTGGAATTGAACCAGTAGTAGTACCTAACAGGCATAGATTTTTTTGGGACGCCGGTTGGCATTGTGTTACATTAGATGTGAGGCGGTCAGGTTCTCAAGAAGATTATGGATTAGGTAAGGCTTTATCTAAGAATAAAAAAAGACAACAACAACCTTTATGGTAAATAATATTCGATTAAAAAACTTGACATTGTGCCTGAAACCTGATATAATATAACTAGATAATGAGAAATGAGAGATAACCCTAAAAGATATAAATTATGTCAGATTTAAGAGAAACAAAATCAATGGTTGCCAAATTGATGGCAGAAGAGAACTTAGATGTTCAACATGGTAATTATCAAACCGCCATGTTTGATCTGAAAAATAGAACTCTTCTTCTTCCAGTATATAAATGGATGGATGGTCCTGTATATGACTTGATGTGTTCACATGAAGTTGGTCATGCGAGATATACCCCTGAAGATGGATGGCACCAAGCTCCTTGTGATAGAGGTAAGGGATATAGGTCTTTTATCAATATTGTAGAAGATGCCCGTATTGAAAAGAAGATTAAGAGAAAATTTCCTGGAGCAGGAAAACAAATGATTCAAGGATATGGGAAACTCCTTCAAGAAAATTTTTTTGGTATTCATGGGTATGATATTGATACATTGCCTTTGATTGATAAAATTAATCTTCATACCAAACTTGGTTCCGCATTGAATATACAATTTTCAGAAGAAGAACGTGAATATGTTAGAATGGTAGAAGAAACCGAAACATTTGAAGAAGTTTTGGAAGCTGTTGAGGCTCTTTGGAATTATGCGAAATCCAATGAATCTGAAACTGATAAGCATCAAGAATATAGTCAAATGTCAGAAGAAATGGAATCTAATGAAGAACCATTAATGACTCCACCCGAAGATGATGGCGGAGAAGAAAATGATGAATCAAATAGTGAAGAATCAGATTGTGATTCTCCTGTAGATAATTGTGAAAATTCTGAAAAAGAAGATGAAGAAAAAGAAGAAAATGGATCAAGTGATTCCGATTCTGAATCAGAAGAAGAAAAAGAAAAATCAAAAGAAACTAAAATGTCTTCTGGATTAGAAGGTGGAACTGGTCATCCTGGAGATGAATTTGAACCTTCTTCTTTTACTGATAATGAATGGCAGAAGCGTCAAGATGATTTGTTAGAAAATACTGAAGACAATGAAAAGACATCTTATCTTTATTTGGAAGCAGCAAAAGCTAATTTAGATCATTTTGTTGTTGATTACAAACGAGTTTTTAAAGACATCGAAGAAGTAACTGCGAAGAGTGGCGGTTCTTGGGGATATGGAGAAGAATATGATGAGTATGAAAGAAGTGGTGGTTCGAAAGCCGGACTTGGTTGGGGAGTAACTTCCGGCCCTACTTTTGATATTTTTAATGACCTTTGGTCTGAATTTAGAAAAAAACATCAGAAAGTTATTAATTATTTGGCAAAAGAATTTGAAATGAAGAAAGCGGCAACTCAGCATTCCCGCTCTCTTACAGCGAAGACGGGAGTTATTGATTCTGGAACTTTGTTTAAGTATCGCTATAGTGAAGATATTTTTAAGAAGATGACAGTAGTTCCTGATGGAAAAAGTCATGGACTACTTCTTTTCATTGATTGGTCTGGTTCTATGCATCAGAACATTTTTGAAACTGTTGAACAATGTTTAGTTCTTGCGGCATTTTGTGAAAAGGTTCAGATTTCTTTTGAAGTTTATGCATTTACTGATAGTTCTTCTATGGCTTTTAATAAAAATTTAAAAGATGAAAGATGGGAAGATAAAATTCGTAATGCTGGAGAAAATGTACAATCTATTGGAAATTTTAGACTTTTAAATCTTCTTTCAAGTCGAATGAATAAGAGAGAATTTCAAAAAGGTGCAAAATATTTTCTTGGTCTCGGTCATTCGATTGTATATCGTTATTCATATTCAAGAGAAAAAAAGTGGTTGCAAACTCCTGAAGGTTATCATCTTGGAGGAACACCATTAGACGAAGCAATTTTGACTTCATTAACAATTGTTCCAGAATTTAAAAAGCGTACGGGAGCGGAGATTGTCAATACTGTATATTTGACTGATGGAGAATCTCGTAGATGTAATAGTCGTCTTATTCGAGAAGAAAAAGATATGTCCCTCGTGTCTGTGAATTTTTATCCATTAAAACCAAAGGAAAAGCATTATGGTAGTGGAGCAAGAGTTTTTATAAAATGTGCGAATGGAAAACAAGTAGATATTGGTTCAGGAAGAACTTCTGATTATTTGAATCTTCTTCGAGAAGCAACTGGAGTTAATGTAATTGGATTCTTTTTGGCAGACCGTAAGTGGTTTAAGCAGCGTGGAAGATATCAATTTGAATGGGATGCGATGCAGAACATGGAAAAAGAATGGAAAAAGAATGGAAGTATCGCGATGAAAAATGATTCAGGATATGATGAAAGATATTACATCAATACTAATAAGATGTCAGATGTTGAAGATGCAAATCTGGATAATTTAACCGCAGAATCTTCTAAAGGACAAATTAGAACTGCGTTTAAGAAGATGGTTGGTGGGAAGCTGACCAATCGAGTCATTTTAAATAAAATGATTGATATGATTGCGGCATAAAAAACTTGACATTGTGCCTGAAACCTGGTATAATATAAGTGTAATTGAGATTGAGTAGAGAAAGTTAACCAATATATAATGAGGATATGATGAATACATATAAAGACCACCAAATAGAATTTTTTAAGAAGGCTCAAGAAAAATATGGAAGGAATGTACTTTCCAAAGTTGAGGCTCTTGAACTTTCAAAAGAGATGGGTCGAAAAACAGCAACATGGTTTGTAAATCCAAACTATCGAGTTGCTAGGAACCAGTTTCAGGTTCCAAATTTTGATGGGCCGAGTTTGGCTCAAGTTGTTCCAATAACCCCCGAGGTAACATTGGAACCTGTACCAGTTAATGTTGAGAAAAAAGTTGTGATTGATAACACTCCAATTTATGTTCCTGAAAAAGATCCAAATTATGTAAAATTTGGATTTTATAAGCAACTTGCGAGAATTGTCAAATCTGGAAAATTTTATCCGGTTTGGGTTCAAGGACTTTCTGGAAATGGTAAAACCTTAATGGTTGAGCAAGTTTCAGCAGAATTGAAAAGAGAACTTTTCAGAATTAATATCACTTCTGAAACTGATGAAGATGATTTACTTGGGCATTATACTTTAGTGAATGGTGAAACTGTTTGGGAAGATGGTCCTGTAGTAAAAGCAATGGAACGTGGTGCGGTATTACTTTTGGATGAGATTGATTATGCGACTATGAAGATTGCATGTATTCAACCTGTACTTGAGGGTAAAGGCGTTTATTTGAAAAAAGTAAATCGCTGGGTAAAACCTTCACACGGATTTACTGTTGTAGCAACTGCCAATACTAAAGGTAAGGGAAGTGAAGATGGAAGATTCATTGGAACCAACATTATGAATGAGGCGTTTCTTGAGCGTTTTCCAATCACAGTTGAACAGGAATATCCTTCAATCGCTATTGAGAAAAATATTGTCAATAAACTTTTGAGTTCACTTGGATGTCCTGATCAAGATTTTGCGAACAAACTTGTAAATTGGTCTGATATTATTCGTAAGACCTTTTATGATGGTGGATGTGATGAAATTATCGCAACACGACGTCTGGCACATATTTGTCAAGCGTATTCGATTTTTGGTGACCGGTTACAGTCTATTGATCTTTGTATTAATAGATTTGATGATGAAACAAAAATATCATTTAGAGATCTTTATACTAAAGTCGATGCTGATGTATCAGCGGAACCCGAAAGAGATCTTTCTGAATCTGACCATGATAATATTTCAGCAGAAGATGATAATCTGAAAGCATGGTAATAAATAAAGAGTGATAAGTTAAATTGTCACTCTTTTTAATGCTCAAGTGAAAGTGGCCTATGGAAATAAAAATACAAGTTGAAGAGTTAAGAAAAAAGCGCGTCTTTGTAGCAACTCCTATGTATGGTGGAATGTGTTCAGGAATGTACACAAGGTCTGCCATAGATACTGTCAC